CTGCATCGGCATCACCTGCTGCAACCGGGCCGATCAATAGCCAGCGATTGTTGCCGCCATCACGCACCACTAAGCCGCCGCGCAGACGTCGCAAGCCGGCAAGCTGAGTTACTGAGCATCAGCAGCCATGGCCCGGACCTACAAGCGAGACAGCCGCGGACGGTTCGCGGGCGGGGGAGGATCCAGCGGCGGCGGCAAGAAGGCATCAGGCGGGAAGCGGAGCGGTCCGAAGACCACCAGCGCCAGGGGAAGGGCGCTGGCCAATCAGCGACGGGCAGCGGTGCAGGTTCGAGCGAACCGCGGCGGCACGGGCCCGAGCGCGAGAGCCGTTCGATCGATGCTCACGGCTCAGCGAGCACGAGCGTTCTATGAAGCGACCGGGACCGGCACGAAGCGATCGGCCAGGCGGGCGGTAAGCAGCACGGCAAAGGCCAAGGCCGCACGGGCAGAGACGCGGGCGAAGCGGCAGGCGGTGAGGGAGAAGGCGGCGAAGCGACCGAAGGCGCAGGCAGTGAGCAGGGCAAGCCAGCGTCGCTCAAATCCAGCGGCAAAACGTGCTCGGGACATGGCAAACAGGACTGGTACGGCCAAAGGCAGGTTTTACGAGGATGGGCAGACTCGGACAACAATGAGTTTGGCTCAACTGCGATCTGCCGTTCGTGGTTACGCCAGATCACAAGGAGTTAATAACAGGCAAGACTTCTTAGAGCAGGTATCGCTAGCCGCTAACTTGACGCGAACAGGCGCCAGGGGCATGGCTGAAGGACGAATGCCAAAAACTCGCGGTGAGTGGGAGCAAATCTATAAAACTTTGGTTCGCGTTCCTGATTACACCAGAGGGCAAAAGCAACGTCGTGGAATGGTCAACGGTATTGACATTCACAGAGATTTCAGGCCATGGGCTGTATTCGGCCTGAATCCCAAAACAGCAACCGCAGAGGATGTCAGAAACAGGTTCCGCAAGCTAGCGATCAAGGTTCATCCTGACACTGGCGGCAGCGCCAGGGATTTCGAGCGGCTGAAGCAGATGCGCGATTCGATGTTGGCATTCAGGCCAGCATCAAAGACAGCCGGCAGCAGCAGGCGCCGCAGCAAACAGGCTGCATCGGCATCACCTGCTGCAACCGGGCCGATCAATAGCCAGCGATTGTTGCCGCCATCACGCACCACTAAGCCGCCGCGCAGACGTCGCAAGCCGGCAAGCTGAGTTACTGAGCATCAGCGGCCGTGGCGCGAACTTACAAGCGGGACAGGCGCGCACGCCGCAAGCGCCGCTAACCCCGGCAACCTATCCCATGCCCCTCCCCGCCACCGCCCAAGCTCTTCACGACCTGCTGGCGGCTGATCCGATCATCAGCGCTGGCCTCGGCACCTACACGTTCGCCAACGGCTCGCAGATCCCGGCAATCGCCGTGCTGTTCGGCAATGAGCACCTGCCGCCTGGTACCACGGTCAACGGCGTGGAGGTAACGATCACAGGCCTGCCCGGTTATGGCTCACAGCCGCTGCTGACGTTCGAGACGCTGCTGAATCCAACCTGGCGGATCTACATCGCCGGTTGGCAGTCGGCCGTTACCCTGCAGGCCATTGCGCAGCGGGTGATCGCCATCCTGCCTGGTGCTACCGCATCGGCGCCAACACCAGACCCACCGGGTGAAGGCATGGGGGTAATTGATCAGATCGTGGTGGTGTGGACCAATCCTGTTGCATCTGTGGAGGCTTGATCAATGGCGGACTACACCATCACGCTGGACGCCAACCCTCAGCAGGTGCTGCAGACGTTTCGGCAGATTGAGCAGTCTGCGCAGTCCACCGGGCAGGTCATCGGTCAGCGCTTCGGGGAAGGTGTCAGGAAATTCTCCACCGAGTCACTGGCCGGCCTGCAGGCGGAGCTGAATCGCCTCCAGCAACGGCAGCTCACCGTCGGCGTCAACACCGCAGCGTTTGACAAGCTCGGACAGCGGATCAACGAGGTTCGAGCGCAGCTTGATGCTGCTAGCCGCAGGCAGCTGTCGATCGGTGTAGACGATCGATCTGTGACGGCATTGCAAGCTCGCCTTTCAACACTGCAGGGCGAGCTGAACCGCGTTGCCATCGGCAGCAAGCGATTCCGAGAGCTGCAGGATGCAGTTGAAGCCACCAATCGCGAGCTGGCCAAGGCCGGCGAAAGCGCCGATGGGTTTCGCCTCCTGGATGGCGTCGTAGAGGGCATCGGCATTGGCATCACCAACTCCGTATTGGGTGCCGCCAGTGCTGCGGCCAATGCGCTGCAGGGCCTGGTGATGGACTACGCCCGGCTCGATACCGAGTTACGGCAGGCTGCAGCCGCAGACGGCACTGCCGGCGCCTATGACAAAATCGCCAGCGCGGTCGATCGTGTTGGCATCGAGGCCGCCGGCAGCACTCAGGACGTTGCCGCATTGGCTACTGAGCTGATTCGTGGTGGCATGACCGCCGATCAGGTTGGCGCATCACTGGGCGATATTGTCCGAGGCGCGGAAGCCACTGGCACGGCCTACGCCGCAATGGGCTCCAATGTATCGGCAGCGCTTAAGGGTTTCGGCCTGGCTGCCAGTGATGCCCGCCGCGTGGTGGACGCAATGGTGACCGGTGCCAATGCTTCCGCTACCAGCGTGGAAGGCATGGGCATGGCGTTCAAGTACGCCGCGCCAGTAGCAAAGATCCTGGGTGTTTCAATCGAGGACCTGGGTATTGCCGTGGGGTTGCTCACTAATGCTGGTATCGATGCGTCAGAAGCTGGCGTGACCCTCCGTAATGGCCTATCGAAGCTGGCCAGCGCTGCACCGCAGGCAGCAGGTAGCACTCAGCAGCTGTCCGGACAAGCCGCGGATGCTGCGCGAGCAATGCGCAGCCTTGGTGTCAATATCTATAACTCAAACGGCACCCTAAAGCCCATGCGCGAGACACTGCTTTCGCTCAAGGGTGCATTTGACAAGCTAGGGCCATCAGCCAAAATCCGCCTTGCTGCAAGCCTTTTCGGCGGCGAGGATGACGGCACAAAATGGCTTGCATTGCTCAATCAAAGCAATGAAGAGATCATCAAGATGTCTGACACTATGAGCAATACAGGCGGTGCAACCGATAAAGCTCGCGATGCAATGCAGGGCTTTGAGATGTTGACGAAACAAATCAGCGGAACAATCGGTAGCCTGGGCAATGTACTGGGAAAGGTTACCGTTGCTGCGCTAACGCCTTTTGTGCAGGTGGCCAATATCTTGCTCGGCGTGATGTCATCACTACCGGGTCCGGTTAAAGACCTGATCGCTGGAATGGTGCTGCTTACTGGTGGTGTCATCGCAGCTACGGCTGCTACGGTGATCTATCAGCGTGTGATGGCATCAGCTATAGCGCAAAAGTCTATCGCTGAAGTCACAGCACTTGCAAGCGCTTTTCGCACACAGCTCAGCGGTGGCATTACGGCAGCGGCGTCAAGGCTGCCGATGTTGATTGGTGGCCTGACAAACCTGCTGCTGCGCATGGGATATGTGATCCTCGCGTACAACCTGTTCAAGGCAGTTACCGGCGCCAATGAAAGAGTTGGCAAAGGATTTGCCGAGCAACTTGCCGAAACACAGAAAGCCCTAGAAAGTATCACACCAGCAGCGGAAAAGGCCGGCAAAGCACTTGACGGCAGCGTAAAGGTTGACGGAGTAGAGCAGTTTCGTAGTGATATGCGGAGCTTCTTCGATATTGTCGGCAACTTTTCTCGCGCCGCTGATCTCAACACCATACGGGATCAAACAGCGCAGCTTCAATCTGCATTTGACGGGGTACAGGACTCTGCAATGCAGACTTTCGAGGCGCTGAAAAATGCAACCACTCTCACAGGAGAGCAACGCAAAGATCTAGGCGATCGCATCAAGGCGCTTGAGGCCATCAGCATTCAAGCCGATGCACAGGCAAAGGCGTATCGCACGCTTGCCCAGGAATATCGTGCAGCAGGTAGAGCTGCAGAAGCCAAAATTGCAACAAATAATGCCAACGCCATGCAAGCAGAGGCTGAAGTAGCAAATCGCCTGATTATCGGATTGAGAGAAATCGCAGTTCGCACCGAGGGCGCAGCTGCAGCGTCCGAGCAGTTCATGACCGTAACCGAACGTCTCACGGAGGCTACGCGTGCGCGCATCGCTGCCGAATCGCAGATCAGCAGAATCGATCAACAACTCTCTATTGGTAAAGCCATGCTGGAGATCAGCAAGGCAATGACCGAATCCGATCAATCGCGATTCAATATCAATAAAGCCAGCTTGGATCTTGAAATTAAACAGGCTCAGTCGCGTGGCGCTAGTGAAGGCGCCATCGAAGCCATTAGATTGCGCATGGCCAGCAACGATCGCCAAGCGCTTTCTGCTCGCTATCGAGCGCTTGTCGATGAGCAACGGATGCAAGCAAGTCTGCTTGAGCTAGAGCAAGCAAGAGAGACTATCTCTAAGCGCATGGAGCTCGGCGATCTTAGAAAAGAAAGACTTAAAGCGGAACAAGAGCTGCAGAAAGCCGCCTCCAATAATGAGAAGAAAGATATTGAGCTGAACATTGAACGGCTAGAAGCGCAGATTCAGCTCAGGGAAAGCGATATTCGGCTGCTGGAGCAAACACAGCCCATTCAGCGGCGCATCGCCGCCATTCAGGCTGAAACCGCACGATCTGCATTGCAGGCTCAGGCGGCCCAGGACGGCTATCGCATTGCCGCTGGTGGATCCCTCGTAGCAGTCAACGCTCTGGCGCAACGGACGCAGCAAATAGCAGAGCGTGAGCTAGCCACCAACCAGCAACGGATCAGGAACTCCGAGGCCGTTGCCGGCGCAGTGCAATCCATTGGTGCGGCGGAACAAAGCCGGTTTGGCGTTGCCCGTTCTGCACTGGAATATGAACTGCAACAAGCTGAAGCCAGAAAAGCCAACGAACGGGAAATAGCATCGCTTAGGCAGGCGATTGCAACTCAAGATCGACTGGCACTAGAAGCCAAGTATCAGCAGCTGCTGCGTGAACATGAGCTAGAAATGCTCATCCTGGCTATTAAGCAACGGCAGCAAGAAACCACCTTGCAAATGGGCGTGCGCGCAATAGAGCTTGACCTCAGCACCGCACAGATAAACCAGCTTCGCGCCAGGGAAAGCGGTGACCAAGCAGCTATCGCCGCCGCTGATAATCTGGTTCAGAAACAGCAGATCCTGCTTGCGGGCGAACGCGAGAAGCTCCGGCTGACTCGTGAAGCGAATGCGCTCGAACGAGCAACAATAGTGATGCGGCAAAGTGCTGCGATCAATTCCGTCCGCGCCGAACAGGCATCGCGTGGCATGCCTATCGCGCCTGAAAACACTGCGGCGCAGATGCAAGCACAGCTAACGATCAATCGAGCGCTAGGTAGCGTATTGCGAGAAAATGCACAACTTGTTAATGCTCAGTCCACGGCGGTTTCTCAAAATCAGCTTTATGTAAGCAGGGCTGCTGACGGTTCTATCGTTATCACAAATAGCCTCCTGGAATCGGCTCGTGCGGCACAGGAAATCAACAATGCGAACCTGGCTGGCGGCATGCGTGCTGCTGCCGATCAGGCCGAACGGTTTTTAGTCTCGCTGCGTTCTGCTGCTGCACTGCCCGCCGCCAGATTTGCCGGCGGCCCTGTCGAAGCAGGTGAGTCTTACCGAATCAATGAGCTGGGGCAGGAGGCGTTCCTGTCTGCTGGTCGGCTGTCGATGATCGACGCGCCGCCCAATAGCATCTGGCGTGCCCCGTCAGAGGGTGTCGTCATCCCAGCTGGCATCACCGCCCGGCTGCAGGGCCGCACGCAGGCCAGCATCTCGCATGGTGGCATCAGCGGCGGCACTGCCGAGCTAGCGATCGAAGTCGGCAAACTGAGGCAGGAGGTCGGCAACCTGGCCCGCCGCGACTGGTCTGTTCAAGTCACCCAGCGCACAGGGCCCACTGGCTCCCAGGTGATGCGAACACTGCTGCGCTGAGACCATGAGCATCACCGTCGGCAGCCTCACCATCCGCAACCTGCAGCAGCTGCCGTTTGAGCACAACGGCGACAGCATCACAGGGCAGACGGCCCGCCGCTGGCCGATCAAGGCGCTGCTCACGCCGGCTGAGTGGCTCACGCTGGATGGCATCTACACCACCTGGCGCAGCGCTCGCCTCGCTGACCCAGACACCATGGTGAGCCTCACGATCGGCAGCACCGTGGCCACCAGCGGCAGCATCTGGGGCATGAGCTGGAGCAATGTTGCCGCCTGGTTCTCTGCTCCGCCGACACCATCCGGCGCCGGCTCCTACGTGTCGGTGTCGTTCGAGCTGATCGATGCTGCACAGCAGCTGGCGGTCATGCTCCGCGGCGAAACTCGCACCGTTGAGACGCAGGACAATGAATCGACCTACGGCACCTACACGCTCGCAGGCGTTGTCCTGAACCTTACCGGTGCCTTGTATCGCTACCAGGACGGACCAACGGCTGACCTTAGCGCTGCGGGTGTGCATGTCATTAAGGGCGCCTTGGTGGCGAGCAGGGTGCTGCGCATCCAAGGCTGGACACATACGGCAAACGCTGGTAGCGCCATCCGCAGCTGGTACGAAACCCAAGTGGCAACACTGCCGACTGTCGGTGCGTTTTGGCCCATCAGCCCACCACAGATCGAGCAGACGCCTGTCATCGTCAATGGCGCCAGGGTGACGCGCTACCTGGTGACGGTTGAGCTGTTGGAGGTTCGCTGATGGCCGTTGATCTGCGCGCTGTGGTTGCATCGGACCTAGGACTTGTCATCAGCGGTGACATCGGCGCTAATCACATTTCCGATCGTTCTGGACTGGTGATGACTGCTGGTCGCCTGGTGATCGATGGCCTGTTGGCACCAGCACGCGGCACGGTAGTCAATCTGCTAGTTGCATGCCCGCAGCGCAATGCTGTAACACGGTTTCCGAAGGTGTTGCGGGTGATTCGCAGCAACGCTTACCCTGCCGATCGCAGGACAGAAGTTTCCGTTGGCTGTGCTCTGACGCTATCAAAAGATCGGCGAGATACAGAGAACTATTTTGCGGTTGGCACGAATCCGATCAATGCACAGGACCTGCTGACGTTTTGCCTACAGCGGATTGGCATTGTTCAGGCGCCTGGCACAAGACAGCTGAGTCGCCAGTACCTGCTGCCACAGGTTGATCTATCCCGCGGCTATGTCGAGATCATTGGTGACCTGATCCGATCTGAAGGCTGCTTTGGCAGGCTACGGCCGGACGACAAGCTGGAAATCCTGCCGGCCACCATGCAATCGACCGGCAAAGGTCCAGTGTTGACCACTGCCGATTGGGTGACATTTGAGCCGATTGCATCCGGCAATGAACCGCCGGATCGATTCACCGTCCGGTACAAGGCGGCAGAGCGCAATGCGTCATCAGGGACAGGAGGCAATACAAATGAAACGGTTTCTCCACTGCTTGGGTATTGGACATCAAGCACTACCGAATCGTCGCCAGATTATGTCTACGTGCGATACACAAACAATCAAGGCGTCGAAAAATCATTCAGCTATCTGAATCGAGTCAGGAGCACCAGTAGCGCGGAATACCGGATGATTGAATACAGAGATAAAGACGGCAAAACACAGCGCCAAGACGTTACCAGCTACAAAATTGACATCAAAGAAGCAGCGGCAGGTTCGGTCAACTCCAGCCTGCTATCCAGCGTTCAGCGCTGGGACCTAGCGGTGGCCGGATTAAATCCAGGGCTTTTTTCTGTCCCCGTCGAATCTGTTAATCAAACCTGGTACGAATACATATCAACAACCGATGGTCCGATGCTGGTACGCGAGGTCACTGAACAGAGAGTGAGCGAACTTGAGCTCGCGGCTAGCCTCAGTATTCCTGACTATGTAACGTTGGTGCCGTCTATCGGTGGCACCTTTGTGCCCACGCTGTACTACATGCCAGGGCTAGGAGCTGAGTACACGTCAACTCGCACGGTTGTCGAGTACGAAACAGTCACCATCAATGTCGGTGGTGGCCTTACAAGAACCGTCACCAGGACCAAGACCAGCCGCTGGATGTCACGGGGGCTGACGCAAGAAGGACAGCAAGAGTTTCAGTGGCTCATCAAAGAAAGAAAGACCGATGCAATTATCCCTACGATTGTCCAAGAATACAGTGCATTGAAGTTTGAGGGCACCGAGGTGCAGACCAGCGAAGGCAAGCCCGCAATCGCAACCAGGCCTCAACCGCAAGATGTTGCAGCGGCAGGCATTGCGCAGAATGGCACCGCGGACAATACGGTTACCGGAGTTGTGCTTTACACCGCTGGCATGCCGTCCAATAACGTCACCACCACAGCAACGTATGACATGCCATTTTGCCCAGACGATGTAACCACAGCAGGCGTTGCGCAGGCAGCAGCCCTGGCATTTGGGCAATCGGAAGCGGCGCTCGATGTTGGCCACGCTTACGGATTCAATGTCGTCACGAGCTTTGATCGGCTCCCAACACCTGAGCTCTCACCGGTTTACATCCGCCTAGCAGGCATTGAGGTTGCATTCCTGACCGATAGCCTCAGCTATGCGTTCGACGCCTCTGGCATGGTGGTTAGCAGTGACTTGATGCTGCTAGGCGTCACCGGGTACTACGGCAGCACTGTGCCTGCTAGCAGCTGGATACAACTGTCAGTGCCGACGTCTGCATTGCGGCAGACAGGGAACACTGCCGCTGATGCTGTAGCGGCCAAGGCCAACACGATTGCGTATCCATCCGCTTTTGATCCTCGCAATCCTGCAGCTGTATTTGCATTGCTTGGCAATACCGGTGTTGACACGTTCGCTGCGTACAAAGCCGATCAAACGGTAATTGGCCCGACCCTGGTATTTGACGTGCTTACTGCCATGGCTGGTCCACTGGTCGCCATGGTGGAGCTGGATTATCCGTTTGATACCGGCACCGAATCTCTCAGCGCCCTGACTGGTGTGCTGATCGCCTACGACGAGTGGTAACGGCAAGCTGCAAGACCTACCGCCGCTACTGCCGTGACGTTTGCTATTACGCCAGGAGAGCTTGAGTTTCAGTATGGACTGGCGCTCAATGGACAGACCTACAAAATCTTTGCCGCCACGACCGGATCGCTGACGCTCGCCAGCACGTTGACGGCATGGGAGGCTGCAGAGATTGCCACAATCAACGGCTACGCAGCTCTGACGGGCACCCTGCCAGCTGGCACCTATGACGCGACTGCAGGCCGATACACTCCGCCCATAATCAGCGGCCAGTTTGGCCCGGCAACTGGTGCCGGCTTTCAGTTCGATGCCATGGTGATCAAAATCGGGACCAGCCGCACACGACCGTATGCGGTGCGGCTGCTGCCAGCTCCGGTGCTGCTGATTGCAGGTCAAACTCGATCGTTTGAGATCACGATTGGCACCAAGGTCTGATGTTAAATCTCACCCTAGAGGATGTACCATTTGCCATTCTCGATGCAGTCCAGGCTCGAATCCTGCGTAGCCGTGCGAGGCGTGATCCGCCGGCACGTCCACGGCCATCGTTGCGGCCACGACCCCAGCAGCGACGGTTTGGCGCCAGCAGCAGCCGATGGGTACGGCCACAGGCCGCTGTAGCTCCAGTTCAGAGGAGCCCAATTGGGCATCTGTGGTGGTTTGGCGGCATCGATGGAGTGACGAATCTAGGAGTGCGATACGATCCGCTGTTTAGCAGGGTAACGTACCGTGAATGGTTTACGGGATACAGATTCAGAACTCGACTGTACTGCGGTAACGGAACAAAATACATCGAAATTAACCACGGCATGCAACCAGGTCAGTTGCTAGCTGGCTATTCCGGGTTTTCGGTGGGATCAAACGTTGGCGCCACCATTGCTCAGGCAGGTGAGCAGGGATCTGATTTATTTGTGATACCAGCAGGAAGAGATAACATGATCGCATTGTTTTTTGCATGGAACCATGCCGCTTGCATCAATACCGTAGTTGAAGTCGAAGAACCGCCTGTCGATCTAGGTGATTCGGTCTTCGCTGAAGCAAAAAGACCTACAACAGGTTCATCGTCATCTGTAGGCGGCATTGAGTATATGCCGTTATCTAACTTCAGTAAAACCGAACAAGTGTCATCGGTTGCTAGAGCTTTTGTATGCAGTAATACTGGTATTAGGGAGATCATGTTGCCATCTGTGTTTGCCGGTATTCGTAATGCAATGTTTTCTCAGTCTGTACAGGATTATCGATTTGCCACTAGAGATGGATTAAGCAACTCGTTTTTTTATGTTGATTCTACTATTCCAGTTTTTACCAAGCAATGGGAAAAGTTCCGCTTTGGACCGAATAGCGTTACCGCAGGCATGTGGATGTTTAACGGTTACAGCACAACTCCAGCTGTTTACCTCGCATCGTGCAATGGCTTGCCGCCGGCATCTTCTGCATGGAGCAGTGTTATTGGCAGCATCGCGCAACCAATCAATCCGCGACTCGGTTGGATCGTTCATGATCAATCGAAAGGCCACGATATTTTTAACTATATGAGTGACCAGCCGTTGTATTATCGCCAGCTGCTTCGACCAATTGCGCAGCTCCCATATTTTGGCGCATGGAATGATGACCCATCAACGTACAGCGAAGAACAGCCGGATCGGTCGCATCGATTGCATCCTGATCGGATCAACCCAGAAATGAGCTTGTTTGGCTTTGGCGGTATCTTCCCCGCAGGCCTGCGCACCGTATGGGACTGGGATAATCCGGGATACTGCCGTGACGTATGCCTAGCACTGGGGTTCCGTGCCGCTGATCTTCAGCCATGACCGAGCAGCAGCAACCCATCACCGACGAACAGGCTGCCCTGGTGGATGCCGCGCAGATGCGCATCGCAACGCAGCGCCTGAAGCTACAGCAGAAGCAGCAGGCCCGGAAAGCTGGAAGGCCATAGGCGTGATGCCCAGTGCCCGACCTCACCACCGTTGATACCCAGTCCCTGGAGGATGCCGCCAGCCAGACCACAGACGCCGGCACCGGCGACGACGCGCTCTCTGACGTTGAGCGCCTGAAGCATGCGCTGGACCGCGAGCGCAAAGAGCGCAAGGCAGCCGCGGCAAGAGCCGCCCAGTTGGAGGCCCAGCTGAAGCAGGCCGATCAGATCAACCCGCAGGTCATCCAGGAAGCCATTGCGCGCGCTCAGCAGGAAGAAGAGAAGCGCAAGCTGATCGAGGAGCAAACCGGCATCCGCCTGCGGGAGCTGGAGGGCAAGTACCAGGAACAGCTCACGAAGGTTACCCGCGATCTGCAGACCGCCAAGGATGCTGCCGAACGTGAAGCCGTGCGCGTGCTGGCCGAGAAGGCGTTCCTTGCCGCCAAGGGCAGTGTCGAGGCCAGTAGCGTCGATGGTAAGACGCCTTTCGACTACATCTGGCTGGCGTTCAACGATCGATTCCGCGCCGACAGGCAGGGCTTGTACCTGGTGGATGGCGATGGCGATCCGGTGATCGACGAGGAGACCGGCAAGCGGTTGCCGCCCAACAAGTGGTTTCAGAAGCTGCGGCAGGACCCCGTGCATGGGCTGCATTTTCAGCCGGAATACGGCAGCGGCAGCGGCGCCCGCGGTGGACGTGATGGCCGCGTGACCAGCACGAAGGATCTCTCGAAGCTCAGCACTAGCCAGCTGTTTCGTGAGGCATTCCAGCGCAAAGGCACGGCTTGAAGCCGCAGGCAACTTTGCGCAGACCCGGTAGGCGTGATGCCCACCAGCGACCAGGCGTGACGCCATCCAACCAAACAACCCCTAACCAGAGATGGGACTGACTCTTCTGGAGGCGGCTAAGTCGGAGCAGGATCCGGCACGCCTCGCTGTAATTCGTGAACTCTCCGAGGGAGAGCTGATGGGCGTGATCCCGTTCCAGGACGTGGAGGGCGAAGGTGTCTTCTACGACCAGGAAGGCGAGCTGCCGGCTGTGGGCTTCCGCGGCATCAACGAAACCCTGGACGCCACCTATGGCGTGCTCAATCCTCAGGCCGAGAAGCTCAAGATTTTGGGCTCCGAGGTTGACGTGGATACCGCCATCATCGATATGCGCGGTCCGCAGGCAATCGCCGATCAGGTGCAGATGAAGGTCCACTCCATGCGGCTCACCTTCGAGGATCAGTTCATCAACGGTGACGAAAGCGCCAACCCTCGCGCCTTCGATGGCCTGAAGCGCCGCATCAACGTCGGCAGCTCCCAGGCGATCAACATGGGCACCGCTGCCCTGTCGTTGTCGGCACTGGACGAACTGATCGATGCCGTTGACGCCATGGGCGGCAACAAGGTGCTGATCATGAACCAGAAGATGCGTCGCCGCCTGTCGGCTGCTTCGCGTGCCACTGGCGTCGGCGGCTTCATCAACTACACGCAGGACGAGTTCGGCCGTCAGGTGCAGATGTACGGGGATATCCCCATCATCACCACCAAGGTCAACGCTCAGAACCAGCAGATCCAGCCCTTCACTGAGGCCAGCTCGACCACCAGCATCTACTGCGTGGCGTTCGGTGATCTGCTCACTACCGCCCTGCAGGGGCGTGCCCGCGGTCAGTTTGGCGTCAGCGTGCGCCCGCTGGGCGAGGTGCCGGATGCGCCGGTCGATCGCACCCGGATTGAGTGGTACTGCGGCACAGCCATCTACAACGGTCGGTCTGCCGCCCGTCTGTATGGCATCACCGATGCGGTCGTAGTGGCCTGATCAATTCCTCTAATCCTGGAGACTCATCATGGGAGCACGCTCTACTGGCCTTCTGCCCCGGAGGGGCTATACGATCGACGCGCTGACCGTTCTGGTTGGTGCCGTCGCTGCTGGCGCCCGAGGCCGCGCCGCCGAAACCCGCACCGGCGCCGCCCGGCTGCTGAACACCCGCCTGGAAGCCCAGGATGTGTTCAAGGTCGTTGTTCACGGCCAATCGTCCGACGCTGCTGGCGGCTACATCATCGAAGCCGCCCATGTGGCGGAGGGTGCAGCTCTGGCCAGCGCCTCGACCTACGCGCCGATCGCCACGGTGACCTGCGCCCCTGGCATCAACGAGATTGCGCTGAGCGGTGCTCAGATCCGCGAGCTGGTTCGTGTTGCTGGCAGCGTCACCGGTGACGTTCGCGTGGTGGCCATCCGTGCCACCGCCGGCACCAAGACCGGCCAGGCAAACGGCAACGGCGTGCTGGTGCCCGTCGGTACCAACACCGTCAGCCTGCAGACCGACTGCTGCTGATCGCCTGATCACACCATCACGGGGCCCCAATCGGGGCCCTTTACATCATGGGATTTTCGATACCGCAGGGGATGACCCTGGAGCAGGTGCTGTTGGCAATGGGGCAGGCATCTGAGCCGGAACCGGAGGAGAAGCCAGCCCGTAAGCGTGCGCGAGATGCCGCGGGAAGGCTGATGGGAGACGATCCGGCGACGGCTGAGAACGAGGCCTGGCAGGAAAGCTGATCCATGCCACGCATCACCCCCGCGACCTACACGCTCCGAGTTCCCCAGCGGGCGACGCTGGAGGAATCCATGGTGCTCAAGGCCAGTGGGCAGCCGCTGAACTTGACCGGCTACACAGTCCTGGCTTCGATCTACAAGTTGCTTCAACCCGATGGCATCGCTCAGGTTGCGCAACGCGGCGCCAAGATCGCTGATCTCACGGTTGTCTACGTGAACCGTGCAGCCGGCAGCATCAAACTGCGACTTGATCGCAGCGTGACGCGAACCATCACGGAAAGCGGCTACTGGGATTTACTGGTGATTGAGCCAGGAGGAGATGCGGATTACTGGCTGGAAGGACCGGCAACACTTGACATCGGATTGACGGACAACGTATGAGCAACCAAGTTGAGATCATCCAGAGTCAAGCCACTCCGAATGTCATTGAGCTTTCGGCGCCAGGCGGATCTCAGGGACTACCGGGGCCTGGTGTTGCAGCTGGTGGAAGTGTTGGCCAGGGGCTGCGAAAGAGTGGCGCTGGCGACTACGAAACTGACTGGGCTGATTTTGCCTCCGTCTCGCTTGCTACTGGCCTTGCTATCGCTCTGGGCTGATGAAGTACACGCTTCCCGCTGCTAACTACAGCTTCAACGCATCCGCTAAGACGATCACGTTTAGCGGAACGATTCCAACGCGGATTAGCAATGTCATGCACGTTGCTAACATCACCAGAGGCGTAATCTACTTTCAGCCTCAGGCGGGAGTTGCATTTTCTGGTAGCTATACCTCGCCCGTGCTGGCGCTTGCGGCAAGCACGAGCGGCCACTCCAGCTCCGATGAGCTATTGATCGTCCTGGATGATTCCGCCACTGCGCTGACGGACGCTCAGCTGCGAGCATCGGCGGTTCCGGTGAGCGTGTCTGGTGTTGCAACAGCAGCCAACCAGGCCACGACCAACACCACCCTCGGCAACATTGATGGCGACATCGGGGCGCCTGCTGATGCTGCCGCGAGCAGCGATACGGGGACGTTCTCGGTGATCGCACTGGTGAAGCGTGGCCTGCAGAACTGGACGACGCTGCAAGCAAAGATTCCGGCATTGGTATCTGGCGCAATTCCAACTGCTCCGAACGTGCAACAAGGTGGCGGCGTCATCACCGCCAGTACGACGCGGGTGACACTGGCGACTGATGGCCCTGGTGTTACCTCGCTCAGCAGCATTGACGGCAAGACCGCTGCGCTGATCAACGGCCGCAGCGGCGTGGAGCCCCTGGGACAGCCTGGCGTGGCGCGGCAGCTGGCGGCATCCAGCGCCAGTGCCAACACGGCATTGACGACCACCTGCCGGCGAGTCAGCGTGTTCGCCAGCGGTGCGGACATCCGGTTTGCGATCGGCTCCACCAGCCAGACCGCCAGTGGCACGAGCCACTACATCGCCAATGGCGAACGGTTGGACCTGGTGGTGCCGGCGACACCGAACATTGCCGTGATCAGGGCCGGCAGCATCGACGGCACGCTGGAAGTCATGGAGCTGGTCTGATGCGCGGCACACGCGGTGCTACGCGGTCCAGGGGCCAGCGGCTGCTGTATCCGCCGCCGAGCCTAGATCTGCGCTTCGCCGAGACCAAGAGCCTGACTGACTGGATCAGCGGCCAGAACCTGATCACGTTCAGCCGTGCTAGCAGTGGGACGTATGTGGGCAGCGACGGGGTGCTGAAGACGGCGACGACGAACTTGCAACGTCATAGCGAAGACTTCACACAAGGTTTGACGCCAGACAATGCAACGCTGACTGCAAATCAAGGTACTGCGCCTAATGGAACCATAACGGCTGATCAGCTTTTAGAAACTACAACCAACGGCCTCCATAGCCAAGAGATTGCAGATCACGTTTTTATCGCTGGCGCAGCGTACACATTTTCTTGTTACGCAAAGTCTATTGGAGGACGCAACTTTGCCCCTGGGTTTCCGACGTTATTTAGTTCGGCCAGATTTGGATTTTTTAATTTGTCTGGTAGTGGCTCTGTAATCAATACAGACGCAGGCGTAACTGCTTTAATTCAAGCCGTAGGCGATGGCTGGTATCGCTGCTCAATCACCAGCACATGCGTCACTGGAGGAGGCGCAAGGGTTGGTGTATTTATTGCAAGTGGAACTTCTATCAGCTATGTCGGTGATGCCGCTAAAGGCTTGCTGCTCTGGGGCGCCCAACTAGAGCAGTCCGCCACCGTTGGCGAGTACATTTCCACGACCAGCACGATCAACTCCGCGCCCCGATTTGACCACAATCCGACAACTGGCGAGAGCCTGGGGTTGTTGGTGGAGGAGAGCAGGACGAACAGCATCCGCAACAAC